CTTACGATTTATTCGACGTAATCGGCGAATTCGACGAATTCGGCGAAAATACCGATTACCTTCGTAAGCTAATTATCTAGGAAAATAGGCAGGTCTACAAGAGTACCACCTATGGAGCGTTTACAAATGAGGTGTACCGATTGACTGATAATGAAATATTTGAAAACAATTTAACGCACTTTCAAGTAGTCAAAAAATATCAAGATAGAGCGCAGTGCAAATGTCCTGCACATCAGGACAAACAAGCTTCATTAACCGTTACAAAAGGCCGTAAATGCACATTGTTATATTGTCATGCCGGTTGTCAGTTAGACGATATTTTAAATGCTGCAGGACTGGAAAAGAGAGATATTTTCTATGAATCAACGCAAAACACGGCTAATTGGCGAGCTTTCATCGAAAAGCGTGAGAATAACAGGATTGAAGCAGTTTATAATTACGTTTCCTGTAACGGTCAATATGCTTTTACAAAAGTAAGACTACAGGGAAAGCATATTATTTATGGCAGATTAGAAAATGAGAGGTTTACATATGGTTTATCTCGCAACAAACCGAGGAAAAGTTATCGGGCGGTATATGGCAATTTAAGCGACATTAAAAAGGCGATTAATGATAATAAGCCTGTATTTATTGTCGAGGGCGAAAAAGATGTGAATACACTAACTAAACACGGCTACACAAGTTTCACATATGGTGGTGTGAACGACTGGCAAAGCGATTTTGCAGAACTTGTAAATGGTGCAATGGTAATAATTCTCGCTGACAATGATAAACCGGGAATAGACATAGCAAATAGGATTTATGAAGATGTCGTGCCTGTTGCAAAGAGTGCAAAAATCATAGTACCAATGCCGGACATACCCAAGGCAGACATTACAGATTATTTTGAGAGCGGAAAAACGAACGCAGATTTTGAAAAATTAATTAATAATGCCGTTACAAGTAACCGTATAGAGGGCAAAAAAGCACCTAAAAAGACTCTTGAAAGCACATTGAAAGAAATACATGCCGAGAATTACGAAACGTCAGATAAAGGCAATGCAAGGCTATTTGCGGACATATTCAAGGACAAACATCGGTATTGCTCTACACGTAAAGACTTTATGTTATTTGACGGTAAACGTTGGATTGATGATTTAGAGGGCTTATCTGCAAGAAAATCTGCAAAGGAGCTTTCAGATGCACTTATTAGATATGCTGTAACAGTTGATACAGACGGAAAATATCTAAAAGCGGTTACACCATTATGCAATCTGAGAAACAGAAATAACATGTTGCAGGATTCAAGGGATTTATCATACTTCACGAATGAGCAATTAGATGTAAATGACTATATTTTAAACGTACAAAATGGCACACTTGATTTATCAGGCGATAAACCTATATTTATGGAACATAGCCCGGATATGCTATTATCAAAAATCTGTAATGTAAATTATGAACCAAGTGCAAAGTGTGAGGTATGGGAAAAATTTATAAACGAAATCATGCAGAATGATAAAAGCAAAATCGAGTATCTGCAGAAAATAGCCGGATTGTCATTAACTGGCAACACATCGGAAGAAACAGCTTTTATCCTATATGGAAGCACGACAAGAAACGGAAAATCTACATTTTGCGAAACATTGATATATCTTTTAGGCGATTATGCTCTAACTATGAGACCGGAAACATTAGCAACTAAACAAAACACAGATTCAAGGCAAGCAAATGGAGATGTAGCCCGGCTTTGTGGTTGTCGCTTTGTAAACGCAAGCGAGCCACCAAAACGAATGCTATTTGATACAGCATTGTTAAAGTCGCTGTTAGGTCGAGACTCAATTACTGCGCGTTTCCTACATCAAAGAGAATTTGAGTTTATACCTAAATTTAAGCTAGTAATTAACACAAATTATTTACCTGTAATTACAGATGACACAATTTTTTCAAGCGGTCGTTTAAATGTGGTTTCTTTCGATAGACATTTTGAGCCACACGAACAGGACAAGCATCTAAAAGACAAGCTACGCAGAAAAGAGGAGCTATCAGGAATTTTAAATTGGTGCTTAGAGGGATTAAGACTATATCGCAAAGACGGATTAAAAGCCCCGGAAGCAGTACAAAAAGCAACGAACGCGTACAGGGCGGATTCTGACAAAATCGGAAATTTTATTAATGAGTGCTTGAAAAAGACAGATACAAACAGCAAAGCAAAAGAAATATACGATTGTTATGTTAAATGGTGCTCCGATAATGGTTATGGCATCGAAAACAAAGGTAATTTCTTTGCAGAAATGAAGAACAAAGGATTATTTGCGACAAGCGGAACCGTTACAGGAAAAACCGTAAAGAATGTGATTAAAGGTTATGTAATAGATACTGATTTTCAAACTGTAAATGATGATTCTGAAATACCTTTTTGTTAGTAAATGTGCAAAATATGCAATTTACATGTAAAAAACATATAGTAGAAAACATAGAAAATTTACATTAAAAATGCACATTTTGCACAAAACCCATAAAATAAAGGCTTTTAGCCAATTATTAAATCTGAATTTAACGCATAAAAAATACATGTTTTTTGTAACGGTATTTGAAAGCAGGTGAAACAATGGATTATTTCAAAATGTATAAAGACATATGGGAACTGCATAAAAAGTACATTGATAAAGTCGATTCAAGAGATGATGAGATATGGAAAAGCATTATAGTTGAAGCGGACGAGCTAACGAAAAAATATGATAACTGCAAGTTTATCAAAAATTTAGTCATGGCAGAGCTAGAAGAATTTGAGAGGTTGCATCATGAGCGGACAAAGTAAAGAATACAGAGAATACATGAAATCTGATTCATGGGAGCGCAAAAAACGCGAAAGATTAAAGATAGACGGTTATAAATGCACAGCCTGCGGATATTCTGCAAAACCTAATGTATTAATGGTACATCATTTAACATATGCAAGATTAGGTAATGAAGATGAATGGAAAGATTTAGTTACGTTATGCCCCATATGTCATAGAAAAATACATAATATGCTTAGGCGCAGGCAAGCACCGGAATAACCAAGCTTAACAAGTGTATACACATCATAAAAAGACACAAAATGTGCATGAAATATATAGAAAGTAGGTAAAAACATGGCAAGAGCAAATAATTTTCCACAAGCAGGACTTGAAAAGATAGACCCTAAGACAGTACAAGCGATAACAATGTCATTAGTCGATTTGTATAACAAGGGCAAGCCCAAAACAGATAATGAAGTACGGCAGAGAGTAAACGAATACTTTGAGTATTGCCAAGCTTCAAGCCTTAGGCCTGGAGTAGAAACACTTAGAACGGCTTTACATGTGTCAAGGTCAACTTTATATGAATGGTCACAAGGCCGTAATTGCTCATCTGAAAGAGCGGAGATAATACAAGGCGCAAAATCTATTATAGATTCATTTTTAGAACAAGCAATGCTATCAGGCAAAGTAAACCCGGCTACAGGTATATTTTATTGTAAAAATTGGCTAGGTTATCATGATAGCATATCTCTTGAAGAGAGTTTGCCAATGACAAGCACACAAGAAGCGTTAAGAGCGGAAGATTTGCCAAAATTGGGCGCAGAAGAATAACACACGGTTTTATTGTAACGGTCACTATTAAAATTTATATATAGCTCAAATGAGCGGAAAGTAGGTTAATTATGAAGTATCAGAATTATTTAAACAATGTATTAAAGTTATTGCAGGATTACAGAGATTCAGTCAATGGAGTAAAAGCAATTTACGACAGCGACAAGGCAAAGCACGACAGAGAGTTAAAGGATATGCAAGGCAAATATACAGATGAGTATATAAAGGAATATGACAGCAAATGGAGAGCTTCAAACAATTACAAAGACATGCTCGATAAGGAGAGAGCAAAGAAGCAGAAATTAGCGAATCACAATTTAGACATAATGAAAAATCAGATTGATAAATATTTTCAAGCTCCCGTAAGTGCAGATTTTGCAAACAAGATAATGGCTATTAAGTCAACCGGTATGCAGTTATCAAAAACAGAATACGAGCTTTTACAGAAGCAGGCCACAAGCTATATGGAACGTAGATTATTAAATGAGTTAGTGGCAAGCAGTGCAGACGATGCGGACAAGCTCGATATGCAATTATCCGCAGAAGTGCCTAATATTGATAGCATATATGGAGCATATAACCATATGAGGGAAGATGTCGATAATGCTTTTAATTTTTATTGTGGGGATGATTTATCGTTAAAAGAATACATTGATTGTGATTGTAACGATTATATCAATGCAAGCAATATAACACATGCAATAAAGTGCTTTGATGTAGATAGAAACGATAGTTATAAATCATTTATAAAGGCAATGAGTAGCGCAAATGACATATTAGATAAGGGCAACAGACCTAATGAGGAATTGTCAGACGATGAAAAATCTTTGATAAATGCTATTTTGCCGGATTATGACAAATACCCTATAGGCTCAAAGCTTCAAGCTGCAGAAATAGCGAAAACAAATGCAGAAATGGCAAGTTTGCTGTTACTCGATGAGCGTTACAGTGAAAGCGTGTCAAAAGCACTTGAAGAAAGCGTTTAAAAAGGTACACCTTTATAAACTACTTTAAAGCATAGAAAAACTAGCATATTTATAGTTTATAAAACCCTATATGATTATTTACAAACGTTTATAAAATACATTGACATTTATAAACACTTTGATATAATAGACATATACCACGACAAAACAATATTTGAAAGTGAGGGATTATTATGATTTATGGATATGCTAGGGTTTCAAGCAAAGAGCAGAATTTAGAGAGACAGATTAAGGAGTTAAAAGGCGCAGGAGTAGAAGAAAGAAATATACTCATGGATAAGCAGAGTGGAAAAGACTTTAACAGAAAGTCATATAATCTATTAGTTGGAACAGATACCACAGCCCCACTATTACGTGAGGGCGATGTATTAACAGTATATAGCATTGATAGATTAGGTAGAAATTACACTGAAATAATGAAGCAATGGCAATATATAACACAAGAGATTAAAGCTGATATTAGAGTGTTAGACATGCCGTTACTTGATACACGCAATAATGGCGATAGTTTAGATAGTCGTTTTGTTGCAGACCTTGTATTACAGATATTATCATATGTGGCGCAGAAAGAACGCGAAAACATAAAGGTTAGGCAGTCGCAAGGAATTGCAGTCGCAAAGGAGCAGGGAAAGCATTTAGGCAGGCCTGCAGCAGAGTTTCCGGATAATTGGGAAGCTGTATATAATGAGTGGAAATCGCACAATATAACAGCAGTTCAGGCAATGAAGCAAACTAATCTAAAAAAGAATACGTTTTATAATCTTGTAAAGAGGTATGAGAACAAATAACAAAGAGGAACAGAGCTATTATAAAAAGCCCTGTTCTTTTCTTTTATGGGGTGCCCTAGGGGTGTATATGAAAAGTGAAAAAATGCCCCACTTAGCCCCTCAAATATCGACAAAAATAAAAAAGGCGGTGTGCATAATATGACAAATGAAGATATAGTTAAAGCAATACAAAACGGTTTTGATGTAACGGAAAATATGCAGTGGTTATATCAAAAGAATTTACCTTTGATAAAAATAATGATTAGACCGTTTACATTATACGAAAATGAAGAGGATTTATTACAAGAAGCATATTTTGGATTATGGGAAGCAGTACAAAGATATGAAACATCGGAAAATGTGTTATTTATGACATATGCCGGTTTCTGGATAAGGCAGGCAGTAAGACGATATATAGAAAACTGCGGTTCTGTAATTAGAATACCTGGTGTTAAGCAACAAAAGATAATTCGTTACAATAAAGCGATTCAGGAGCTGGCGCAGAAATTAGGGCGGACTCCTGCAAATAACGAAATTGCTGATTATATGAAAATCAATGAAAAAGAGCTTGAAGAGCTTGAATATTATTCGCAAAGCATAGCAAGCCTAGATGTTCCGATAAATGAAGATTCAGAATCAACGTTATCAGATAGTGTTAAAAGTGATTTTGAACTAGAAAACAGTGTTATTGATAAAATGTATGACGATTACACAAAAAGCGAACTATGGCGCATTGTAGAGCGTTACACAGGGCAATTAGAAAAACGTGTAATAAGGGAATATTATTTACATAACAAGTCACTAGCAATGATTGCAAATAAAGAGAATTTATCTATTTCACGTATTAAACAAGTAAAAGCGCGCGGTTTCCGTAGATTGAGAACAGGGCAAGCGAAAGAGGAATTATTACATAATTTTGAAAATGCAGAAAGCGGATTATATAGAAACGGAATGCAAAAATATAGTAATAATAATTTTACGTCTACTGTTGAAAAAATCGCATTATCTAAATATGAATTAAAGGAAGAATATGAGAAGAGGTTAGCGGAAATGATACATTGTGAATCATAAAGCGCAAGTGTTTATAAGTGTTAAAACATGGTGATAAATGTTTTTTCGTAGCACTCTTATAGCACACAAAACGGCTAGAAAGCCTTATTTTATGGGGCTTGTAGTTCTCAAAGAGATAATCTTTCAAGAACGAAGATATCAAGAAAAGCCCATTTTTCAAGGGTTACAGAAGTTGTGGAAAGCCGTCAGATGTGCTGGAATTTACATCGAATGCAACACATATGCAGCAGGTATGCAACAAAGATATTGATATGTATAGGACATTTTTCAGTAGAGATACTGGGGAATGTCCTTTTCTTTGTTTAAATCTTGTTAATCGCATCTACAAGCTCCTTTATATCAAAGTGGGTATACACTTTCTCTGTGAGTGTCATTGCACCTGAGTGCCCCACAATCTTTTTGATAATCGTCTGGTTAATACCAGCTTCTGCTAACATAGATACACATGTATGTCTGCAACAGTGTGGTGTACGATTAATATTAAGTTGTTCCATAAAAGGCTTAAAATAGCTATCATAGTAGTTCCTGTATTCAAAATGTTTTCCGTCTTCTGTATGAAGCAGATATTCACATTCGGGGCAGGATTCATACCAGGCTTTGTAGTATGGCAGATTAAGGCAGGTAACAGGACAGGAACAGTTGAACAGATGGATGCTAATGTTGAGGCTATGGCAAGAGATTTGCAGGAGATATTGAGAATTGGAGCGGAGCAGAAGAGGTTGTGGGAGGTGTATGAGGGAAGATAAAAATAAGGTATCTTGAATATAATTTTCAAGATACCTTATAATATTAGTTAAGAACTGATTTCCCTGCCAAATTTATATCCGAGATTATATGCATCAATAGCACTCTTATGGCGTACAGCACCGGCTTGACTATCGGGCAAATGAGAAAGATCTGATTGTGGGGAATTGCCTTGTAGAGCATCTTTTAGTCCCTCTTCATAAGCACAAGCGGCACAGATATGTCGTCCCCCGTTTCTATTATCTTGAGCTTCTGGAAGCTCATTAAAACCTTGCAAATATCGATGTTGTTTGTTACATATAGCCATATTGAAACACCTCCTATATGATAGTTTCTAAAATAACTATCGATGCTTATAGACCAATAGCATATAATGGTAAGTTATCAAAGTAATGAGGACAATCAAGTTCATCCATATAATCATAATAATCTTGATATTTGGGAACATTAAACCAATCAGATGACAATAGATAGATATAAACCAAATCGTAACCAATAGGATCTAAAAGCCGTCTATATTCTCTGATTTTGAATGGGAATGTTGCGAGTTTTTCATCAACTGAACCACTAGTGCGCTGAAATTTTTTTTCAATAATGTAAACAGTTTTATCAATTTCATTTATAAAAGCTTCATCAGGCTTCCATCGTTTGGAGTTGATGGCTCGGTCATTAATTCCATTTTGTCTCAAAAATATTGTAGAAAATTCATCTTGATTTATAGAGTAACCTAGTAACTGGTTTCTATCATATACTTCAAAATGATTGGCAATGATAAATCCGGCATTTTGTAATGCTGTATTTAGGGATGTTGTTTGTTCGAAATGGAGGCCATTTCTATTGGTGTTAGCTCCGCCACCAAAGCGATTAGCTTGTCTTGGCATTTGTCTCCTCCTCCTTAAAAAAGTCATTGATTTCAACATTGAGTACATTTGCAATCTGATTAAGTACAGATATGGAAAGACTTTTATCACAACCAGAAGCTTCAATTTTAGAAAGATAACTGATACTGATTTGAGCCTTTTCTGCAAGCTGCATCTGTGTTAAATTAGCTTGTTGTCTATAATGTTTTATATTTGAACCTATAGTACGATATAGGTCAGTATCATTATTAAAATGCATAGCTATACCTCTTTCACTATTTGTGAATATTATCTCATGCTATGAACGAGATAAAAATTCACTTATTGTGAAAGAAAAAAGAGATGGCTTTTTTAACTGAGTTGAGGTAAACTTATATATATGATTGATGGAAGGTGGGGATTACAATGGATTTATTTCAAGAAAAATATGAATATGATAAATTTGTAATAGAGACAGCACATAAAATTCAAGAGATACAACAGGACTTTAATAACCTTTCTGATGAAAATAAAATTAAGTTTCAAAATGATGTTATGAGAGCATTCATGATAAAAGGTATCGAGGGTGTTTCAGAATACTTCAGCCAATGGAAATGAAAAGGGGGCATGACTTATAAGTTTACAACCAAATAATTTCAAGCTTGAACCAACAACAGTCTGGTCGTTTCCAGACAGAGGAAGTTGGGCAACGCATTCAGGAAAGTATCGGGGAAATTGGTCACCATATGTACCAAGAAATCTGATACTTCGATATTCTAAACCAGGTGACTGGATTTTAGATCAATTCATGGGTAGTGGAACCACACTGGTTGAGGCAAAACTACTAGGTCGTAATGCGGTAGGTATAGATATTAATCCGCAGTCAGTTTCAATTTCAGAAACAAATTTACAATTCCAATGTGATACAAGTTCAAAAATATATATACGAGAGGGAAATGCAGCAGAATTGCATTTTATCAAAGATGCTCATATAGATTTTATCTGCACTCATCCACCATATGCTGATATTATAAAGTACAGCGAAGGCATAGAAGGGGATATTTCTATGTTGGGAGTAAAGTCATTCATAGATGCAATGGATAAGGTGGCATATGAAGCATATCGTGTGTTGAAAAAGGGAAAGATGTGTGCTGTTATGATTGGTGATATAAGAAAATGTGGAAAAGTTGTTCCATTAGGGTTTCGTATGATGGAGAGTTTTTTGCGTGCTGGATTTATCAACAAAGAAATAATTATAAAAGAACAGCATAATTGTAAATCTACTGGTTACTGGGAAAAACAGAATAATAATTTTTTGCTTCTTGCACATGAGTATATATTTGTCTTTGAGAAATAATGGAAGTATATGGGATTTACATGGAGTGAAAGTTTTGATTGTTATTTTCTGTGTTAGCAAGTATAATAAATTTATGGGATTTTGTCACTTAGTGACTAGAGAAGAGGAATCAAAATGAGTAATTCAAGTGTCGCTCCATTTGTGAAGTGGGCTGGAGGAAAACGTCAGCTTATTCCGCAGATAAGAGAAAGAATGCCTGAAAAATATAATGATTACTATGAGCCGTTTGTAGGTGGTGGCGCTGTAATATTTGATCTACTACCTGCAAATGCTCTGATTAATGATATAAATAAAGCTTTGATTAACACATACAGAACAATATGTAATGAACCTGATGCTTTTCTGAAAGAGGTCAACAGGCTGGATAATGATATGTGGGAAGATGGGAAAAAGTATTATTATTCTATCAGAGAACATTATAATGACAAGCTTATGCGGTCTGAATATGATGTAGAGCTGGCAGCATTATTTGTATTTATAAATAAGCATTGTTTTAATGGATTATATCGTGTGAATGGCAAGGGATTGTTCAATGTTCCATATAATAACAGCCGCAGGGTTTCCGTTGATGAGGATGTTATTATAGCTACATCAGAGTATCTTAGGGGAGTAACTATTATAGATGGTGATTTTGAACAGGCTTGTAAGAATGCAAAGAAAGGCGATTTTGTATTTATAGACAGTCCGTATGCACCTTTGAATCCTACATCCTTTGAATCCTACACAAAAGAAGGGTTTGATATAGAAAGTCACAAGCGATTAGCGAAACTTTATGATGAATTAACTGCCAGAGGCTGCTACTGCATGCTTACAAATCATAATACGGAGTTGATAAATGAGTTGTATGGAAATAAGGATTATAAGATAGATGTTGTAAGTGTTAAGCGTATGATTAACTCTGATGCATCAAATAGGGTAGGAGAAGAAGTAATAATATGTAATTATTAAATGGTGTTAATGTCTCTGTTGGCAGAGATTAACATTTAGCTCTAAAGACGAGGAGAAATATAATGGATAACTTATTTACAAAGAAAGTGCCATTATACTTTGAGACGGATGAATCACAGTTGGTTGTAGGTGATTCATTTAAAATTCTAACAAAAATGGAACCAGAATCAGTGGATATGATATTTGCTGATCCACCTTATTTTTTAAGTAATGATGGGATTACATGTAAAGGTGGAAAGATGGTTTCAGTAAATAAAGGCTCATGGGATAAACTTTCAGAAAGTGGAACCGGTGTCGAAGAAAAACATAAGTTTAATAGAAAGTGGATTAGGTTATGTAAGAAAGTACTAAAGCCAAATGGCACAATATGGATATCAGGAACATTACACAATATATATTCAATTGGTATGGCATTGGAGCAGGAGGGCTTCAAGATAATTAATAACATAACATGGCAGAAAACAAATCCACCGCCAAACTTAGCATGTCGATGCTTCACACATTCTACAGAAACCATTTTATGGGCTAGAAAGAATGATAAGAAGTCTCGGCATTTTTTTAATTATCAGAAAATGAAAGAAATGAATGATGGAAAGCAGATGAAGGATGTTTGGACAGGCTCATTGACAAAGCCATCTGAGAAGGTGGAGGGAAAGCATCCTACACAGAAACCAGAATATCTGTTGGAAAGAATAATACTTGCATCGACAGAGGAAGGACAAGTTATTTTGGATCCTTTCTGTGGCTCAGGAACTACCGGGGTAGAGGCAGTAAGATATGGACGAAAGTTCATAGGAATAGATGTAAGCGAAGAATATATGGAAATATCTAAGAAAAGACTGGAGAAGGTACTAAATGACAAATAGGAATTTTGACGAATGGCTTAGTAAATTCAGACCAAGTATTTCAAGCTATGATTATTACATAGATTTTGAAAAGGTCATTAAGAATGTTGATGAAATCAAGGTAGAACTCAACATTTTGAATTCATTAATTGGATCAAAGAATATAGAAGATGAGTTTGAAAAGGTAGTGACAAGATATCCGGAAACATTAAAATGTATACCATTGTTACTTGCAGTCAGGAGTAACGAAATATACGCACAGGATGAAGATGGAGCATTTTTATACAATTTCAAAACTATGAACTACGATATAGAGCAATACAAGGTATTTATGAGAAAAACAGGATTGTTTGATATGATAGCAAATCATCTTGTGAATAATCTGGTGGATTATGCATTGGGGATTGAAACTGGTTTAGATTCTAATGGGCGTAAAAATCGTGGTGGTCATCAAATGGAAGATTTGGTTGAGAAGTACATTGTGGCAGCAGGTTTTAAAAAGAATGAGAATTACTTTAAAGAGATGTACTTAAAAGATATTGAATCAAAATGGAATATTGATTTATCAGCACTATCTAATCATGGTAAAGCTACCAAGAGATTTGATTTTGTAATTAAGACAGATAAGATGATTTATGCTATTGAGACAAACTTTTATGGAGGTGGAGGCTCTAAACTCAATGAAACAGCAAGAAGTTATAAGATGCTTTCGCAGGAAGCTGATACAATAGATGGATTTACATTTGTGTGGTTTACTGATGGAATTGGCTGGAAGAGTGCGAGGGGGAATCTAAGAGAGATATTCGAGGTCATGGATACGATTTATTGTATTGATGATATAGAGAATGGGTGTATGATGGAAATTTTCGTTGGTTAAGAATTAGTGTATTGTTTTACAATATATATATTCATAGTCAAACGATAGAATTAGAAAATTGCCAGTTGTTTTATCTTTGAGGGCAAGTTCACCAGTATCACTGGTGCCAAGGTATTCATAATTAAGCAAGAGCATTGGAATAAAGTGGTTGGTTGTTTCTCGAGGATAAATTTTTATGTAAAATAATCCTTTCTATATATAGAGATATTATATGTAAATGATAGAAAAATATTCAGAATGCGAGGAGAAAAAAATGGGTAAAAAATCGCAAAAGTTTAGTCGTTTTATTGCAAGTGCCAATAGTGTTAATTACCGAAACGATGCAATTATTGTGGAAAAATTTAATGAAAGTGTTAGTAAGTATAAACGATTTGTAGACATAAATGCAGCGGGAGATGAAGAACTTGCTTCAGATAAATTGAGAGATGCAGGAACAGATTTGTATCAATCGTGTGAATGGGCTTTAAAAAATTGTTTATATAAATCTGCAATAGAACGTTTTGAATGCAGTGTGATTTCGGCTGAAGAAAAAGGAAATGAGATAGATTTTCTAAGTAAGAAAGATACTAATTTATATAAGTTAATAGATGCCTTCAAATCAAAAATAAATCCAGCTTATTCATCATTTGGAATAAATCTGGATGTCATTCTACAGGGAGCGCAAAAAACCAATAATGGACCCAAGCATAATGCTACTGTGCCAGACCCTAATATATATAAAAAGGCAGTAGGAGAAATTAGAAAAATTATTAAGAATTATGTTGTAGATGCGGAATTAGATCTGATAGAGGACTCTATATATGGCTCACAGAATGTCTGGTATGAGTTGTTAGAAGAAACAAATGACTTTTCTGATGCATATCATTATGTTTTGGTTACTAAACAAGTCAATAATATAAATGTTAAAGGATTATTTAGTAGAAAATGGGATTTAATAATAGATTTTGATGCGGAGTCTGACGTGGCTGGATTAGAGAGAGAATATACACAATTGTGTGGTGTTGTACCTTGGATTAGAATGTTGAATAAAACAGAGGCGAATAGAAAGTTTTCAATGTCCAATTTGCCGTATTGGATTATGGCAAATGGTTGTGCAGATGCACCGGACACGATAGTTGATGAGAGCAAGTGGAAGAGTAAGTATGGACGTCATTTGTCGGATGTATTAGAAAAATTTCATGAAATATATACAAAGCCGGTCAAAGTGTTTATCTATCCTGTTGATAATGAAAAAAATCTAGAAAGGGTTATTGAAGCGTTTGATGATGTCTATGAATCTGATGATGCAGATTATTATGTATTGTCTGCACAGGTCGAGTATAGCCGTATTGACAACGAAAATTTTAGGATTCTTCCGCTTAAATTTGAGGATTTTTGCAATAATTTATTGATTCATTATGAAGCAGATTCTTTTATTGCAAAATCTTTTAAAAATCAATTGCCTAATGCAAACAAAGATATGGTTCTTATTTCAGAAGCATTTGCAGCTGAGCTGCAAGACTCATTTGAGGTGGTATATGTAAATGTAGATAAGCAAGAAGAATATGATGCGACCAAAACTACGAGAAGTTTCTTTTATCGTGGAGATAGTCCGATTAGTTGGTACGGTTTAAGTAATAATTTTGATATTGTAAGAAAAAGTAAAATGTCTGTTATTGATAAAATCAAAGCGGATATGCAAGATAGAGGAAGATTATTAAAACGAGTGTGTTATGAACCGGGAGTCGGGGGAACTACACTCATGCGAAGGATTGCATGGGAATTACGGGAACAATATCCTACGCTTATTTTGCAAAAGTATAATGAACAAACAGCAAAAAATATTCAGAAAATATACGATATTACACATAATCAGATATTAATTATGGTGGATAATAACAATATAGAATATGAAGAAGCTAAGAATTTGCAAGTTGAACTTAAAAAGATGGGATTTTCTTTTGTTATATGCTATTTTGAACGCAAGTTGAAAGGGATACATTCGGAAAGTGGAGCAATATATGACTTAGTTCAGTCACTAAACAAGGTAGAAGCTCTTGAAATGAAAAATAAATTGGAAGATTATATTGAAGAACGCGCGATAGAAGATAAGTTAAATTCTATAATCGAGAGTACGGAAAAAGAGGAAAAGACACCGTTCGTTATGGCTATGTATACTTTTAATGAAAATTTCACAGGTATAAAGCCATATATATATAATTTTTTGGAGCACATGAATCCACAAATTAAAAAAATGATATTTGCTTTATCGCTTGCTGATTATGGAAATACAGCAATTGATGTTCAGTTTTTTATGGATTTATTTCAAGATGATACTATTGAAGATTTTATTGTGGAGTCGATGCCGGGGGTTAATGAACTTGTAAAGTTGGAGAAAAATAATGGAAAAGAACAGATAAGGATAAGGTATCATTTGTTTGCAAATGAAATATTGAGACAAATGTCATTAGGAAAAGAGGCAAAGGAAATATCGTTTTTGAAATTGGTTGATGATATTCTTGTGTTTATAGAAGATTCAAGAAATGGAAAGATGACAATTAATCAAAATACCTTATCACTGATGCGCAGTTTATTTATTACAAGAAGCGCAGATGTAGATGCTGAAAAACCCGCGTTCTCACCATTAATTGAAAAGTTGAAAGAGGAACATAAGGTAATTTCCAGTGGTAAATATGATGATACTAATGATGCAATTGTAAGTATATTTAATAAATTGGTGGAAATATATCCAGAAGAACCTCATTTCACAGCTCATTTAGCAAGGTTTTATTTTTATATTGATAAAAATTATGATAAAGGTTTTGCGAATATTGATGCGGCTATTTCATTATCAGAGAGTACATATGGGTACGTAGATCCTCTATTGTATCATATGAAAGCTATGGGATATTCTTCTAGAATCAGTAGTAAATATATAAAAGATTTAGTGAAAGCTATAAATGAAAATTCAGACAAAGAGAAGCAAGAATTAATAAATCAAATTGAAAGTGATGCTCAAGAAGCATTCAAATTGTTTGAATTAGTTAGAGAATCCAATGTTGGTATTGCAGGTCATATTTCAGAAATTTATATGTGTGTTAATGTTGCTAATGCTATCAAAAGGGTGTTAGAAGAATCGGAGGCAAGCTTTAGCAATTATCTTCTTCAAAGTGAGGGTGGTTGGATGATGAAATATGTAGATCGTGCGACTGTTTTATGGGAAGAAGTTAAGAAGATAGCTCCTGAAACAAATTATGAAGAATTAGAGCAATTGGAGATAAGGATTAAGCAGTTAACAAGCAATTTGGATGAAACGATATCTTTGTGGGAAAATTATGTGAATAATGCTTCTACAACGAATAAAACACGGGCCAGAAGAATTTTGGCACATGCTTATATCAAGCATATAGAGGATGCTAATATAAATGATGAACAAGATGCTTTGAAAAAAGTTATTAAGTTAATGGAAGAGAATATGGTTGAGGAGAGTCAACATGCAGGTAATATTAGATTATGGTTTGAAGCTATATGTAAGTATAAAGTGGAAAATCAAGAAACACTTATTATGGACGCCATTAACAAGCTTAATAGGTGGATTGCATTAACAGACTCAGTTGAAGCACATTATTATAGATTTGTCCTTAAGTTTATTCAAGCAATAAATGGTAGTAGTTTGGCTGAATCTGAATTGCCCAAATTGTTAAGAGAACTTAAACAAAAATCCATTAATTTATATAATAGAACAGTGCCTCAACATTGGCTCATTAATGAAGGTACTGGATTATCAATGTTGTACTCAAATTCAAGGAGCAAAAAGAATGCGATTTCAGAAGATGAGATGGCCAAGAAAATGCGATTGATTGTAGGAAGAATAAGCAACAATTATGTTAATGAGAGTCATGCATATATTAATTATCATGGCACAGAAGTATATTTCAATCCGTCAGCTACAAAAGGAGAGATAGATAAATCAAAAATCAATCAGAGAGTCAAGTTTGGAATTGGTTTTAGCTATGATGGTCCACGAGCATATAATAGTTCAATTCAAATGGTGGGAAAGAAAGACGTTGAAGAAGTAAGAAAGATTGAGATGGGATTGGTTGTAAAATGTGAAGTATTGAAGAATGTTACTTATTATACACAAGTGAGGCTTGTAGGATATCCGGAAGAAGTTGGAAGCATACATATAGATGAATTAAGTGCTCCTTTTGACGGAGAAAATAGACCTTCAATAGGAAGTGTTTTTGAGGCGAAGGTGTTAAATCAAAAATTCGATAATAGAACACAAAGAAATTTATGGATGCTGACTATGAATATCTCGGAAAGTAGTGAAGGAGAGCAAGAAGAAACCGCGATGGCAATAGCATTAAAAAATATTAAATTATAAGTGTATTGAGAGAGGGAGCCTCTAATTAAACTCCCCCATAGCCTTAACATATCCTTGCGAGCCACCATCTCTGGAAGCTAATTTTGCATACAGCCCTGGTTCTTCTCTGGCAAGCCTTGTAAGGTAAGCAATATCAGAAGGCTTGTCCAGACAAACGGAGGCATTGCATTTCTGACAGTTAAAAGAGACATGGATTTCAGCATTGAGGCTAACCTCAACGCAGTCAGATTTAGGGTTCTGCCTAGCCACATGGATGATATCTAACGGAATCAGCGTTGTTAAGGTAAATCCATACGCTGTGAAGCAGACAAAAGAGGTTGAAGATAACAGCCAGCTAAAGGATGACACAAAGGATCCAAAACTGATTGCTAACCTTGTCAAGGGCGGTAACTTCGGTATGCCGTACCTTCCGGAGAAGCTTTATGCGGAGCTTCGCAGGTTATCCATGTTCAGGGACCAGCTGAATGAGGACAGAATCCTGGCAGTCAACCGTATGCACAGGGAAATGAAGATTTATTTTCCGTAATATAAGGATGCGCTTGGAAAGGTAGATGGCGCATTCAGTCTGGCGCTGCTGAAATCTGCACCATTTCCGGATGATTTAAAAGCACTTGACGAAGACTGAATAAGACAGATCTGGCACGAAGCTAAGCTTAGAGGACGCGGCTATAGCAGGTCAGGAGAAATCTTAGGATATGTGAGATCAAGTGTTGGTATCAAGGATGGAGCGGATGCAGCCAAAATGGCTGTACAGTGGTTTGTTAAGAAGATTATGGAACTGGATGAAGAGCTTGCTGTTATAGAGAATCTAATCAACCAGAAATGCAAGGAAATACCGTATACAGGTAGCATTTTGGAGATATCCGGGATTGGAGAAAACACACTGTCCGGAATCCTTGCAGAGATGGGCGATATCTCAAGATTTGATGATGTGAAGGAAATACAGAAACTAAGCGGATTAGGGCTTGTAGCGTGCAGGTCGGGAAAGCACAAGGGAGAAATCAAGATCAGTCACAGAGGACGCAAACGACTCACATACTGGTTGTTCCAGGCGGCAAAGTCAGCTGTAGCACATGCTGATGAATTTAAGGAGCTTCACATATACTACACGACCCAAACAAAGTATCCGTTCAAAAGGATGCAGTCGCTGATCGTGATTGACTGCAAGCTTCTGGGAATCATCTATACGATTATGAAGAAGGGAACTTCGTATGATCCGAAAAAGCTGCTTACGGACATAAAACGGCAGGAAAAGCAGGAAGCACTTGCTGTATAAGCACATCAAAATGATTATTCCAGAGCCTTGCCGGGATCCGGATAATTCCGAGACCGGGCAGGGTTCTGGAAAGAAACCCGATAACGATGGAGTTGCATGGACAACTGCATCAGCACAATGACCAGCAGAAAATGAAGCAGGGGATGCGTCCATGGAATAACCGTACCCTGTGGAATGAGCAGGTCAGTAACATCAAAATACAAACAAGAGCTGTAGCCTGCAGTAATTCACTCCGTAGGGCATGACCCCGTTCGAAAGCTTAGCAGGCACTCAGTGCATGAACAGGTGGGACGAAGGAAGTTGGTACACGATACCATTAGACACGGAAGGTTCACCATCATAGTTAACAGAGAATTTATAGCCTTTATAGAGCAGACAAGTGGGAGCTTTATAAACTGCACCCTCTTTCAGCTATTCAGTACAAGATACAATGACTGTCATACACTTCTGGCTCTATTTTGTGAGGTAAATATTTAAAGAAAAGCCTGAAAAATCAATGATTTAGGGCTTGACAATATAGGGAGTTCAATAAAACACTCCATTGCCACAACATACATTTGTAAATCATTATTTCTGGATGCTACGTTTATATTCAATTCAGGTTTTTCGCTGGCTTGTCTTGTAAGATATGCAATATCGGAAGGCTTGTCTAAATGCTCAGATGCATTGCATTTTTGGCAGTTAAAAAGTGTTATATGAAAGTAATTCATTAGGATAATGGATATGCCTATACAAAATATGATGATTATATAAGAGTGTTTTATCTTAGTTGCTTAATTAATGCAGCAGTTATTTATAAAGATGAAGAAATAGTGGAAACAAATATGGAGGATATTGAAGTTTAGATTGTATTTGATTATTGTCATAAAAATAAAGAATTTAGGGAGAAAGCAGGTTTAGTAAAATTATTTGTAAAAAATGGTGGAACTGAATAGACTAATAATCTTGTAATAATACTCATATTGTGATAACGTAAGGGCGTATGAACGTCAGCGATTTTTGAAGACAGGCATTACAAATAATGAATAAGAGGCAGCAAAATGGATTTTGAAAGCAGAAGACAAAGAATTTTAGACAAGATGGAGGACAATTCTATAGCAATATTGTACTCAGGC